CATCTTTTAGTGATGTTTTTTTACCTAAATTGATTCTAGGTTTACCGATGCACATTAGTGATACTAGTTCACCATCGTGATATAGTCCTAAATTTATTTGTGAATTAATATTTCCTTGTATATGATTTTTTTCTAAAAATTCTTTTTTCTCATTGTCATTAACATTTTGAATGATACATTTTCTAGCATATATTTTATTTTCAGTTTTACCGATTATATTGCGTATAATGCTTTTAACAATTTCTTTTTTATTCATCCATTCATCTTCAAAGATATGAACAAGTCGTATTCCTAATTTTTTACATTCTTCTGTTTTATTTAGATGATAATTTTTATCTTTAAATTCATCAGAGTGCCATTTTAAGCCATTATATTCAATTCCTATGTTTAATTCTGGTATTAATATATCAATTTCTTTATTATTGCTTAGTATGCCTCTAATTTTAGTTTCAGTTTTAACACCAAAAGATTTAACGTAATCTTCAATTTCTTTCTCAGCAAGCGACATATTGTTGCCGCATATTGGACATCCGTGACCATTGAGGTGGTCATTCGCCCTTTGTGTAAAATCTCCGTGAATGGGGCAAGTTATTGTAAGCGATTCATATGTACCTTTATATTCTGTTTTGTCATAAACGTATTTATTGTTGTGAATTTTCGAAGATTTTTCAATAAAATCATTTGTTGTTAACGTCCTTTCTTTTGCTTTTTTAATACCACTGCATTTTGGACATCCTTGACCTAAAAGATGCTTGCTAGGGGTTTGCCAGAATTCACCATGTTCTTTGCAGATTATACAAACCTTTTCATGCATTTTGGTAAATACAACTCTGGAATAATCATAGTTATCGCCATGTTTCTCCTTAAACAGTTCTATAACCTCTTCAGTGTTTAACCCCCTACCACTGCATTTAGGACAACCTTGACCTAGTAGGTGATTCATTGGAGTCATCCAGAATGTTCCGTGCTTTAAGCAAAGTATTGGAACTTTTGTCATTGCATTAATGTAAGAGTCTTTATCGTATATATATTTACCATCATGCAAAACAGTTGCACGTTTAATGAATGTATCACCATCAGACCTAAATGTATCACCCCTTTTTATATTTGCACATTTTGGGCATCCTTGACCCCTTACATGACCTTGTGGTGTTTGCCAGAATTCGCCATGTTCTTTACAGATAATACATACTTTTGTTAAACTATCGATATATTTCACTTTAGAATAGTCGTATTTTTCCCCATGTCTATTTTTAGACTTTTCAATGAATTTTGTTTTTTTATCTACCATATTATGTTTCTTTTGCTATTATAAATACTTTGCAAAAATATAAAAAATATATTAAAATTCAAAATTTTAGTAGTAAAAAATTAATATTTGTATATTTATATTAAAAAATAAGAATAATAATAATCTAGATTAAAAAAGAATAAGAATTATGAGTGATTTACTTTTGAAAATGCCGCTCAATTATGAGCCGCTCAGGAAAAACAGATGGTTGTTGAGATTTCCAGCTGACCTAGGTATCCAAGAGTGGTGGTGTCAGAGCGCAAAGCGTCCATCAATCAAGCAAGAAGGTAAGGCTATTCCATTCCTAAATACAGAGACTTACGTTGTAGGTCGTTACACTTGGGATGAGATTCAAGTTACTTTGAGAGACCCAATCGGCCCATCTGCTTCGCAAGCTGTTATGGAATGGGTTCGTCTTCATTCTGAGTCAGTCAGTGGTAGACAAGGTTATGCAGCAGGTTATAAGCGTGATGTTGAGCTTGAAATGCTAGACCCAACTGGTGTTGTTGTTTCTAAATGGATTCTAAAGAACACAATGTGTACAGCAGCAGACTTCGGTGATTTGGATTATAGCCAAGATGACTTGGCCACTATAAGCCTGACACTCCGCTTCGATTATGCGATTTTGGCGTATTAACCTTATTTTCAACAAGTTACAACATTTATTGAAGTGATTTGTGTGGCAATCAAACAAAAAAGTTAAAGAAATTATAGCAATTTCTTGTAAATTAAGATATTTATTTATATATTTGCAAAAATAATATAAGTAAGTATCTTTTTTTATGGGGTTAAAAAAACAAATTATACAATTTAAAGATGGAAAAGAGATTGCGACATATAATTCTGCAACTGAGGCAGCAAATGCAATAGAATCTACTAAAAGTAATATTTCTAAATGTTGTTTAGGTAAATTAAAACAAGTAAATGGTTTTACCTTTAAATATTCTGGTGAATTTACAAATCAGCAAAAAAATGATGGCGAATTTAAATGTCCGTATTGTGAAAAAAGGTTTAATAGCTATAATGGTTTGACAAAACACATATTTAGATATAAAGAACACGGTAATGATATTACACAAGAAAAACTATTAGCAGATTTCAAGTATAATGGAGTAAGACCTAAATGTAAATGTGGGTGTGGTGAATACACTGATATTTCTTATGTTAATGGTGCTCATTTTACAACATTCATAAAAGGGCATTCAATGAGAATACATAACAATTGGGGACATAATGAGCAAGCAAAATTACATTCTACTGAGACTAGAAAAAAACAATATTTATTTGGTGAAAGAGACCAGTGGAACAAAGGTAAATCTTGGAAAGATACATATTCTGAAGAAGAAATTAAAAGGTTAACAAAAATACATAGAGATAAAATTTATAGAATGTTAACAGAAACAGAATTTTCTTTAACCTCTAAAAAAGAAACTGAATTTATAGAGCATTGTGTAAAGCCATTAGGTGTTGAATATGATACACAATATTATTTAAAAGACTTACATCATTTTTGTGATGTATATATTCCTAGTAAAAATATGATTATTGAGTTTCAAGGTGACTATTGGCATGGAAACCCTAATAAATATTCTAATGATGAACTTAGCGAATACCAAAAGAAAAAAGTTACTAAGGATAATGAGTTGAGAGAATATTGCAGTGAAAATGGAATTAATCTTATAGAGATATGGGAGTCAGATTATGATAAAGATTCTAGTGGTGTTAAAACATTATTAGAAGAGCAGTTAAAACAAAAATAGGATTCTACGTCAGAATCCTATTTTTTTGTCTTTTTTCTTATTGCCATTGTCCTCAGTATGATATATCTGTGCTAGTGTCATCGGTTCAGTTGCCGTTGGCATAAGTGCTTGTGTTTTTTCCAATGACAGCTTTTTGAACTCGTAGATAAGCGAAAGTCTTCCCTCACGCATTACAGCTTTGTCTATCTTACTTGGTGGGCAGTTGAATGTGCAGACGAATTTGATGGCAAATGCTTCACCTATAATGCCGTCAGTAAGATTCAGCATTGTGTTAAGGTACTTATTGCCATTATTTCTATCCGTAAATAGTTTTTCACAATCTTCAATGATGAACACATGATTTTTATGTTCCATCAAGAAGTCGAATATCTTGGAGTCACTGAATGACGTTAGCATGTTGAAGTCAAAATAAATGAATTCAACACCTATATTGTCATTAATCAGTTTTTTGATGATTGAAGTCTTTCCTGTTCCTGGTTCACCGTGCAGCAGTATCAGCTCTTGCTCCTCAGAGTTAATCAACTCGTTCAACTTTTCATATGGGAGGTCATCGTTGTAATTGCTCTTGATGTCGCAATCAAAAGGTTTAACTTCAATTTCAGTCTTTCTAATCCCATAACTGCCTTGTGTACAAACGGTTACGTTTCTTTGTTTGTTTGTTGCAGGAATTACAACCAAGTTGTCATTAAGAAAGTCTTCTATTTCTTGCTTATGCGTTTCATTGTCAATCCAAAGTTTGAAACTTGATATTTTTTTAACGAAACCACTTCTAGTTCCACTGAACATGCTTATGATACCGTAGTCTGTTAGTACGTATGCGTTCATATAAAAGAACACGCAGTGTTGCATTTTTCTACAGCTATCAACGAATGAGAATTCTTTTGCTGTGTACTCTGAAATAGTCTTTAGTTTCATGTCCTTGAGGCTTTCTTGCTCTTCCAAGGATGAATCGTAAAGAATGATTCGATTTTTCGCTTCTGAATATTTAACCGAATACACACATGGCATGTTACTTCCATATAGGTGCGCAATCAATGTTTCAACTGATGAGAAACCACCTTCCATGTCAGATGTGTTAAGCTGTGCGCATTCAGTTCTTAAATATTCGCAAAACCTAGCGTAAAGGTTGTCGTAGTTTGTGAACATATTACTTTTTATTTTACAGTTTTTGCAAATATATGAAAAAAAAATTATTTGGGCAAATGTATTTTATTTTTTTAACTTTTTTTTATTTTTTATAAAAACTTTTATGAAAAGATATGCCATAGTGACTTTTATGTTCGACAACTACGATTTGCTAAGAGAGCCTACTGTTGTTTTTGTTGGGAAAAATCAGAAAGTTAAAAAGTTTTTAATGCATATTTATTTCAATAATAAAATAATACAATAAAATGTAACAAAGTTATGAGCACATGTACATTTGAAAGGAATAGTGAGTATCTTAACAGTCTTTTATGGACTAGGATAAACCAATATAAGATGCTTAACAATACTTTAACGGAAATGATTAGAAGGGATGACAACGAAGAGTTGGTTAAAAACATGAAAAATGAAATTAATGAAACGTTGAATGAAATCGAAGCAATTAAAAATGACCTAAAAAATTCAAAAGAGGAAAAAGTGGTTTATACGCATTATGAACCAAAGAAACTAGATAAGCGTGGATTCTATGATTCCATTGTAAAGCAAACCAAGGCTGTTGAATTGGACTTGGCTGAAGAGAAGAAAAATCCTTTGAACTATGGCGATTTATATAGTGGAATAGTTTTACCTAAAAAGGAAAGGAAAAATGATTCAGACTGCTTTGCAAGAGTAGAGGAAGAAGAAAGGAAGGAATTATCTAGAATACGCAAAGAAGTTAAAAAGGTTTCTGCTTCAACATCTAACAAGTATTTAGATGAAATCAACAAGACGATTGATTCTAGGATATTAGGAAATAGGTTTTTAGTGCATTTGGATGACGTTGGAATTCCAGAGGTTATGGTTAAGTCAGTTTCATTTGACCCAAGTAGTAAGCAACTTTCTATTAACATTTATGATTTCGTAAAGGATATTAATGGAAGGAAAATGCCAGTGTTGGAATTGTTGAATGGAGTGCCAAGCCTATTTAAGTTCACTATACAGCATCTTGAGGCTAATGGTAATCCGATTTATACGGAAAAGTATTTTGAGTGTCACATTACTGAAATATATAGAGACCCAATAGATTACTCCATATCAGAGTTTTCAACAATACAGATTTTAGTTGAATATCAAGCTGTAACATATGAAGCAAATAACTAAAAAAAGGGGCAACACCTCAGTGAGCAAACAAAATAAACAGACCACAAAAAAGCGTACAGCCCCAAAGGTAACCAAAAGGGCTGTACGCAAACACCCTAAGTTCGGAACATCAAAATTGGAACAAGACTTTGCAAATGATTTCTTAGATAAGCTAAAGGTTGAATATATCTGGCAGTTTGAGGCAAAGGACATTGGGAGATTCTATGATTTTAAAATAGTTGATGGGCCTATAATTGAAGTACAAGGTAGTTACTGGCACGGAGACCCTAGGTTATATGAACAAAAAGACCTTAATAATGTGCAGTTAAAAACACAAAAAATTGATGAGTATAAAAAAAAATGGGCGTTATCTCACGGCATACCAATATATTATGTTTGGGAAAAAGACATTAAAGAAAATCCAGATAAAGTTATGTCTTTTTTAAAAAGTCTTTTATATATTGAAAAGAAAAAGAATGAAAAAAATAAACGTCATGTAAATCGTCTTTTTCAATAAACAAAACTATTTATATTAAATAATAATTATATGAAAAGTTGTTGTGTTTATAAAAAAGAATTAAAATATGATTTTTTATTAAATGAAGAACCTAAAATTGGTTCTGATAAAAAATATCATATTATTTACAAAATTATTTTTCCAAACGGCAAATATTATTTAGGGGAGCATACGACAAAAAATTTAAATGATGGGTATTGCGGTTCTGGTTCTTTATTGCCAATTGAATTCAATAAATGTAATACTACCGAAGTTAAAAAGATAATATTATCTTTCCATAATTCAAAAAAAGAAATGGAAATTGCTGAAGAAAAAACCATTGGGGATTTATATAGGACAGATAAGCAATGTTTAAATTTAATTAAAGGTGGCAGTAAAGGGTTCAATGAGCATTTAATTGAAAAGTCAATTAAATCTAGAATTGGTAAAAAAAGAAGTAAAGAATCAATTGAAAAACAAAGGGTTTCATGCACTGGCAAACATCATACAGAAGAAACAAAACTTAAGCAATCAAACTGGCATAAGAAATTTTGGAATTCCGAAGAAAGCATAAAAAAAAGGGAAGCATTAAGAACTATCGCTAAAAATAGAATTATAACAGAAGAATTAAAGAAAAAAATATCTGAAAGTAAAAAAAAATATAATTCCTCAGATTATGGTAAAAATTCTGTGAAATATAGATATTATCAAAATGAAGTAAACGTATCAAACGAAAAAGAAAAAATAATATCATTATTAGAAAAAAGCAAAAATGAAAATCTTACTAGTGCAGAATCTGATTTTTTATCTGAGTTCTGGGAAAAATGTAAGAAAGAAAGGCAAGAAAAAAGAAAATTAGCACGGAAAAAAGAAAAGTATATATTTACTAAAGAGCATAAAAAACATTTGAGTGATTCTAGACTCGGCAAAAAGGCATCGTTAGAAACCAAAGAGAAGATGTCAAAAATGAGAAAAGGAAGAGGTAATTCTAGATATATTCCAAATAAAATTGATATGCTAGATTTAAATGGCAATACAATAAAACATTTTAATGATTGCATTGAAGCAGTAGAATTTATAAAAGAAAATATAAACCCTAAAGCTAATAGTAGCGAAATTTTTATTGCTTGTAGAACCAACAGAATAAGATATAATTACAAATGGAAAATGATTAATTGACATGGAAGTTACGCTATATTTACCTTATTATGACTATAACGATGGTGCTTTTGACGTTGATACCAACTACTACGATGAGGAAGAGTACATCAAAGAAGTGTCGAATGAATATAACAAAAATAAGGATGTTGTCTTCAATTCAGTTATGGATGCAAAAAACGGCTCAGGAAGCCTTTTAATGGGCACTGATGGACAAACATACAAGTTTGGTGCGCAAAGCCAACAGAGCGAAGATAAAGTGGCTTATTCGAGTTGTAACGGAACGTTGTATGATGATAAGGGAAACGATGAAACTGTAGATGGTATAATAACCCATTTTGCAAAGCAAAAACCATTTTTGGAAATGATTGAATTCGACATGGATTCTAGCGAAGAGGAATTTGAAACTGAAGTTTCACTCTGGATGAAAGAACATAATGGGATAAACCAATACAAAGACTTTAAGGGTGAGGAATGGACTTGGGTGAACGAACCTAAGAGAAACCTAAAGATGCATTTTAAGAACAATGCTAATGAAGATATATACGCCATTTTAGAGAACTGCAAAATAATGGACATTCTTGAGGACGGCACACTAATAGTTTTCATTGAAAAAATAAGATTAATAGATAATATTTAAGTTATGGCAAAAAAGAAACTAACTGAAGAGCAAGAGGTTGAAATCAAGACTCTCTTGGCAAATAATGAAATGCTAGAAAAAACCAAGAAAGAAGCTGAACAGAAAGGAAACAAGGTTTCTGTGAAGCAGATTGAAAGGGCACAGCAAGAGGTTATCGACCACATCAACAGCATTGATTCTACTGTATTGGGTGGAAGAAAGACATCTTTGGTATCTAATAACAAAAAGACTATTGAACAAGTCAACTTGTTTGATACGGATATGTCAATATTTGACATATTGGAGGAGCACAAGAATTTTGACGAAAAGGAGAGCGAACTAGCGGCAGTTGAAAAGCAGAATAATACTGTTGCAGAACTAGATGATGAGGATGAGGATGATTCTCCTAGAGACAATGTTGTGGTAAGTGACACCGTGTTTAACACAAGCACTGACTTGGCATATGACGTAATCCAATTGCCAAGTAACGGTGAACCCTATAAGAACAAAGTAGATAGGGTTTCAGTTGCTTATCTAACCGCATATGACGAAAACATCATTACGTCACCTAACCTATATAAAGATGGAATCGTCATTGATTATTTGCTTAAGAATAAGATAATTGGTGGTGATATTAAAGCCGAAGATTTGGTTAGTGGCGATGCTGATGCTGTAACTTTGTATTTGAGGGCTACTAGCTACGGTCCAGATTTCCCAATTGTGGTTAAAGACCCTGAGACTGGAGAGCAGATTGAAACAACTGTTGACCTTACAACTTTGAAGCCAAAGAACTTCACTCTAGTTGCTGATGAAAATGGCCATTTTGAATACACAACTCCAATCAAGAAGGACAAGATTAAGTTCCGCTATCTAACAAGGAAACAAGAGAGGCAGCTTAAGAAGGTCACTGAAATGGAAGGATATGGAGTTAAGGCTCACATGTTGGAAAGGGAAAGGGAAACATTGCTAGGTGCTATTGCAAATGACAAGTATTTGTCTGAGAACGACAAAAAGACGATTAGAATGGCAACAAAGGCAATGCAAAACTGGATTAAGAAACTTAAGGACGTAAATACGTCTGAGTTCGCAAGACTTATGACAAACAGCATGCAGCTTCAAATAGTGGCAGTTAATGGAAACTATGATAGGGATTACATTAGAAAGTACATTAACACGATGCCAGCTAGGGATTCAATGATGTTAAGAAAGTACATAAGTGATAACAAACCTGGAATTGACTTCAACATAGAGGTTGAAAGGCCTGAGAGTCTAGGAGGTGGCTCATTCAGCACCTTTCTTAACTGGGACGATTCTGTTTTCCTCAATATCTCCGATGTATGAGCAAAACCTTAAGGATGAGTTGTTCGCTTGTCATAATTTTATCAAAATACCATTCGATGTTTTGAATAAAATGCCAATAAGGGATAGAAAGTATTATATCCACAAGTATAATGAATACATGGAGGCAAAAAATAACGCATTGAACAACACTTCATCCAAATCTACAACGAATATTTCTTCATTCACTAATTTAAGCCAAGGTTTAACTGGTGATGATGCATTAGATGAACTGCTATAATTAAAGAAACGCTCAAGGGGTATTCCTTTGAGCGTTTCCTAATTCTGATATAATTTGATTCACTTCTCCGATTATGTATTGTGGTGAGCTAGGATTTAAAAGTGCCACCGCATTGTTGTATTTCCTATTCAATTCATTGTATTTCCTTTGCACAAGTGGGAAATATTGTGTTAGTATTACTTGTAGTTTTGTATTTTTTGGTGGAACAAAACTCCTACCTTGCCCCCTTCCTTGCTGCTGTGGCGTGTTTGACTGTCTGTCACTGAATTTGTCTCTAAGCCTTTGTATTCTGTCTGCTAAACTAGGGCCGTTGAAGCCATTCATAAATGCATTAGCGGTTTGACCTATGATGGATGGGGTTTTCATTCCATACTGGCCCAAGTCAAAGCCGCCATAAGACCCATAAAATGCTTCATTAAGACTTTGCCTAGCGACACATCTTTGTATCGCTTGAACCAACATATTTGTGAAATTGTAAAGCTCCATCAAGAACGTATTTATTTCTTGAGAATTTGAGTTACTCATAAAGGCGTTTTTCAAGTAATTCATCCAAGTTAATAGGTTATTATTTCCACTTGGATTGATGTGCGCTTGTAAAGTCGTAAATATGTTGTTGTTTACGTTGTTGTTAATTACTTCCGTTATGATTTTGTCTATATTTACCATTTGTTTTTCCATTGTTAAATTGTTATTACTGAAACATTCTAGTAAACCAATTGCCGTATTTTACTGTTCCCATACCAGTTACATCTACGGTTTTTGTTATGTTCATTCCATATCTTGAATTAAAGTCATTGGCCATCCTTTGAAATGCACTTCCGTGACTTATACGAATGTCTTCTTGTGTATAGGCTAAATAGTAGTGAATCATTTCATGAACTAAAACGTCTCTTAGCTTTTCTTCGGTGTACTCATAACAGTCACTTATCATAATTTCTGGGTCATCAACCTCACCATACTCATCAAAGTAGCATCTGAATTCCCCTAGTGACCTTCTATCGTGGTCTAGTACAAACCTAGGAAGGGGCAGCTCTCCATCGAAATAAGCATTGTTATATTCGTTGAAAAGCCACATAACGTTATATATGTTTGGCACAACGCCAATAGACTCCATAATCACTTTATGAAGGTACTCTTCCGTTAATTCCATATTTATTTTTTAAATAAATATCAGTCAGGCCAAAAAAACCAAATAATTAAGCCCAATGTTAAGATTCCACCAAAGATTTGTCCGATTATGAACCAAACGAAACTTTTGACTGAGCTAAATTCGTAGATGAACTTAGGAAAAATCTCATAAAATACTCTTCTTGACTCTTTCATTTTTTTGCATTTTAATTGTTTACATTGCAAATATACGATTTTTTTTTATTTTGACAAAACATTAAATGTTAAAAAACCATAATTTAGCTATTTATATAAAAATTTGACTGAGATATAATGGGCAGTATTTTAAGTTTTTTGGGCGGTACTTTAGCTGGCATAGGAAATGTGCTTTTTAGCGTATTAAGTGGAGGCTTCGGTGCTGCTTCAAGTCTTATAAAACAAGCTATGGGTGGTATAATGGAATACCACAAGACTGGTATTGAGTTTGCTAGAGGGATGGGTATGTCCTTACAGCAAGCCCAAGCATATACCAATGTCCTTACCGAAAGGGCACAGAGACTAGCCATTACTTATGGCCTATCAGTAGAAGCAGTTAAAGAACTTCAAGCCAACCTAGCAGAAGCAAGTGGAAAGGCTGTAATGCTCAATGATGTTGATGCTGAGAAATTTGTTCAGATTAACAAGCTCGTAGGTTCTAATGTAGCAAAACAGTTCACTAGCACCATAATGACATCTTTGGGTGGCCAATTAAGGACTGTTGAAGGTGCTGTTTCAAAGGCATACGCAACTGCCGCTAAAAGTGGCCTTAATGCTGCTCAGTTCAGTGATAAGGTTGCCAAAAACCTTTCATTGGCAAACAAACTATCATTCCGTGATGGTGTCAATGGAATCATTAGGATGACGGCTTTGTCAGAGAAACTTGGATTTAACCTACAATCAGTAGAACAAGCTGCTAACAACTTCATGGAGCTTGATAAGGCGATTGA